ATGAAAAAAAACATCGTAACTGTCATCTATGACAGAAAAAACTCGTCGAACAGACGGGGAAAAGGAAAGATTGAAGCTCGGATTTACCTCTCGCGGACTGAGCGCAAGTACATCACTCTCGGAGAAGCGACGCCCGAAGAATGGGAAGCCTACGAGAGAGAGGATAAGTTTGCGGACATCAGGAAGCACTACGAGGAAATCCTTGACGCGATGGAAATTCTCGGAAAGGAGATGACGATTTCGAGTTTCAACGTGTGCGCCGGTATCGAAGAGACCGTGCCACAAAAGAAGGAGAAGAAGGTAGTAAACCCATCGCTCAACATGAGTTTCATCGACTACATGGAGAAGACCATCGCTGCTGAGGATATTCGGAGCGGCACAAGAAAGCATAAGGCTTGTGTGGTGGATGCGGTTCGCCGATTCGGAAAGATTAAGAAACTTTCTGACTTGACGGCTTCGAATATCACTGCTTTCGACGAGTGGTTGCATGATGGTACGCGGACGGACTTAACCATCTATGGCTACCACAAAAAAATGAAGTTCTATACGAAGAAACTGCGTATGGCAGAGATGATTTCTGCCGACCCATACCACAAAGTGGCGTTCAAACGTGGCAAGAGCAAAGAGCGGGAGCCTCTCACCGAGAAGGAACTGAAAAAGATGCGCGATGCCAAATTGTCGGGGAAGATGGAACGTGTTCGCGACCTTTTCATCTTCGCTGCCTACACGGGCTTGGCATTCTGTGACACGCAACTTTTCCACTTTGAGGAGATGACGGATAAGGTCGATAATATGTACTACATCGACGGAAAAAGAATGAAAACGGGAAGTAAGTTCTTTACGCCCATCTTGCAACCTGCGATGGACGTACTGAAGAAGTACAACTATCAGTTGCCGAAAATCAGCAATCAGAAAGCCAACGACTATTTGCATCTGATTGAGGAGAAACTGAAGATTAACAAGAATCTGACGTTCCATGTTGCCCGGCATTCATTCGCCACGTTGGCACTGGCTCATGACGTGCCCATCGAGAATGTTGCTCGTATGCTCGGCCATCAGGACATCAAGACGACTCAGATTTACGCCAAAATCCTACGTTCTACGATTGAGCGCCATTCTGTTTCTCTTTCGAAGTCCATTATTTAGTTAGCAAGTAGCACGAAAAGGGGTGTTCTATGGACTGGGAGTTATTCTTCCAATCTGTAGAACACTCCTTTTAGCATCTTGCTCATCCCATTTTCCGTAAATCGTGCTGTTATCTTCTCACACAGGTATTTACCGCCATTGATATGAAACAGCGCACGGGCATCGGGTATCTCATCAGACAGGAAGGAGAAAGTATATTTTTTCTTTCCGTCGATGTGGTACACCGTTGTTCGGTCGATTTGCGGAATGGGGTTCTTCAGTCGCAAAGAGAAATTTGAGGTGACATACATAAAATGGTTGTCGAGCATCACCTTATCTATAATAGGGCACGGTTGCGCCCCTTGCCAGAGCAGGTAGTTGTTCCAGAAAGCCACATAGATGCGATCGTAATAGGCATCGGATTTCTCGACTTCGCCCTGCTCGATGGCCTTTCCTACCCTACCCTGTGCCAATGCTCCACCGTCGTAGTCGGCATCGTCGAAGGTGGTGCTGCCTGCATTACCTGTTCCGCCGAAGCCCCTTGCAGGTGCCCGACGTCCACCGAAGCCACCTCCACCTGTGCTTCCTCCCGTTAGTCCGCCAGAGGTATTTCCGTTGCTGTCGGTGTCGTCCGTCCATGATGTGGCACTTCCCATCTCTCCTGGATCGAGGAACAGACACGGGCCATGTTCTTCGTCCGTGTCATCTATCCATGCCGGAACAATCTTGATTTCAAGGGTGTCCGATTCGGGATTGACTTCGGGACTGCCGAACTGGTTAATCGGTTCAAGCCGATTGAAATACTTATACCAATGAAGGGTATTTCCGCCTGAGTTGGTTGTTTTCAGCAGTTCCGAACGGTAGCAGAACATAATAAAATAGGTGTCCACATCCTTTGCATAGAAAAGTTTGTGTCCATCGCTTCCGCTCGGATAGCCCCTGCAATACATTTCGCGGATTCCCCCTGTGGGTGTTGTGGATTTGTAATAGCCACTTTCTTTCAGTGTTCGTGCGAAGGTCAGCAAATCGGCTAAGCGGTCATACATGACGGCTTCGTGCCGATGTTCTTCGAGGTACCACTCGCAGGAACGATACGCCCAAAATCGGTTGTCATTGTCCGCATACACGATGTTTTTCAAACCGATGTAGTCGCAGTTTTCATCCCTGCTGATTTCAGCAACATATTCGTTCACCACCTTATCAATGGCGACCGTCCGGGTGTTTTGTATCTGTTCCGTCAAGAAACGGAAAGAGATATGCCTTGCCTTGTGATTGATCGTAAATTCCCCATGTAGAAACAATTCCAGTTGTTCAAAGAACTCTGTGAGCGTCCAGTGAGGAAGAGCCACCGCGAAGTTTCTCACGCCCCATGTTGCAGGCAAGGTATTACAGATGATGAGGTATTTGAGGTTTGTCTGTTCGATGGCCTCGAAATCATAAGTATAGTTTAAGTATGCGCATATTTTTTTCAGTATATAGAGCAAATAAGGCTGATAGGTCACTTCTTTCGAGAGGTTTTTCCATTGGAACTGGTTTTGTTCGATGGAAGTACATTGCACCTCATTTTGTAAGTTGCCAGTGGTATTGTTCACCCACGGCAGCGGAACATAATTGTTTTCGGGATATTTGTTCCATGCCTCTGGCAATGGCACATTGGCGGGATTTCTCTCAGACGGGTAGCCCAAAGAAAGTTGATTGAGGTATATTTCATCGAAGGAATCATCAAAGTTTTGTTCGCTTCGTCCTTCGAGGAACTGCGTTTTCACTTCCACCTCGTTAATTTCCGTGACGGTGATGGAGCCAGACTTGAAAAACGATTTGTCGCGAATATCGCAGTTGAACACGACTTTCTTCTTTTCCACGTCTGAGCGGTGTATGTGCCCGAATATTTCGATGTTTTGCGGGCAGTCCTTCAGTGGGAAGGAGATTGTTAGCGTATAACTATCAGAGCCAGTAAACATCGAGTTTTCAGATATGAACTCGAAAGAAGTTTTCTCTTTGAGGTAGGCTTGTTTGCCGTTGATGATGATTTCCATTATTTGCGTCTTGATTTGGGTGTTTTGTTTCTCATCAGTTTGTTGTATTCGTCCTGCGCCTGTTTGATGCCGTTGTCGCCCGACACAGTATTGACCGTCACAAAAGGCTCGTCGAGCCGTTCTTTGAGTTGTTTGATGACGGCAGCGTATTCTTTGATGGCGGTGCCTGCTGCAATCTCGGCTTGTGCATCCGTCGTAGATGGTTGCACAATGACGGTTGGCGTAGATTGATGGGACTGTGCGTAAAAAGGAGTAATTGAGCGTGAAACGTCCTCACTCCTTAACGACCCGATTGTGTTCGTTCGTTGCGCATAGTCGAGAGCATCAATCATGGGTCTGGCTACGGGCGATTGCAGTAGTTTTTGTGAAGCTACCCATTCCCCTTTGTGTACGACGCCTGCCACGTCGTACTTGCTTCCCTGCGGTGTGAAACCACCTTCTGCGTATCCCTGCGCCTCCGATGCCTGCTGTTGTTTTTTGATGGCAGCGATTTGTAGAGCACCAGCCGCCACAGCCATTGCTGCTGCGACGGGTGCGAGGATATATCCGACTACAGGAATTGCTGCTGCGCTTCCGTAGGCAGAGAGGGCGTTTTGTGCTGTCTGTGCGACGGCTTGGATTACCTGCATGGCAAACATTTTTTTGTTTGCCTCGTCTTTGAGTTTGGCGATTTCCGCTTGTTTCTTCTTCTCCAGTTGCTTCACGATATAGTTGTTACCTTCAGCATTTGAGATTTCGCTTTTGTATCGTCGTTCGATGGCAGCCGTTTGGATGTCCGTTTCGGCCTGAATGAGTGAAGTCAGTTGCGAGAAGATGCTGCCCATCCCTGCTGACAGCGTTTCAATGGAGCCAGTAACAGCCTTTCCGAAGTCGCTTTGCAGCCATTCCTGCATATCATCGTTCCAGATTTCGAGGAAGTTCTTTTGGTCTTCCAGTTCGTCGATGCCATATTTCTTTCTCAGTGCCAGTTTCGCCTTTAGATAGGCTTCCTCGATGCGCAGTTTCTCCTTGGCATTGTTTCCGGCAGTCTTGATTTCGATTTGATACACCTCTTTAAGACCCTGCAAGTCCGCATAGTATTTGCTATACCTTTCGTCGCTGTTTGCCCCGAAAAAGTCCTCTTTAAGTTTCTGTAGAGCCTGTTGGTGTTTTCTCTCATTCTCTTCCGTTTCCTTTTGTCTGCGCTGTTGGTCTTGAATCAATTTATCTTGGTATGTTCGTTGCGCTTGCAGGTGTTCTTTCGTTCCCACTTCATAGATAGAAAGCATTCTTTTGAGGTGTTTCAGTTCTAGCAATTCGAGCGTTTCTTGATAGACTTCTTGGCTGATTTCCCCATCGATGTATCGTTGTTTTTGGTTGGCCACCGTTTCCTGATAGAAAGCATTTTCCTGTTCTGCGGTCAGTTTCGTTTGCTGTTCCTTTGTTTTTTGCAGGGCTTCGTAGTAGCCCACTTCCGCACTGAGCCGTTCCTTTTCGGTCAGGTCAGTCCGTTGCAGAATTTTCTGATGGTATTGCGTTTCGATGTCGAGGATTCGGTTTGTATAGTCCTCATAATTTTTCAGACCTGTAGCGTATGCGATTCGATTGAGGGCTTCCTCCTTTTCTTTCCATTCCTTTTCGGCCTTGAACTTATCTTCGTGTTTCGTGTTGTTCGTATCATTCGTAGTGTCGCCCGTTAGTCCGCTCCCTCCAGTCGGCGTAACCGTAAGTTCGTTCGTTTGGTCTGTCAAGTCTTGGTTTTCTTTTGTTCTCGCCTCGATGATGCCGTCCAACTGCGCCTTTTCTTGGTCGAGTTTTCGCATTTTCGCTTTCCATGCCCTGTATGCGGCGAGAGAAGCGTTCGCCTTAGCCGCTGCCTGTGCTTCATCCATACCGTTCGTTTTCTCTTGGAAGAAAGCATCCATGAGGTTTTCGGGCGTTTCCTGCTCGAACTTTTTGTATTTGAATTCCAGATCCGTTTGTCGTGAAATCGCCTCTTTTATCATAGCCATGTTTTTGAGTTGCTTCACGTAAATATCAATCATTTTCGAATTGTGTCCGATGAGGTTTCCTTCGTCCGTTAGGCTTGCATGATAGCCCGGAATGATTTTTTGCATTTCCTCGATGGCCGTTTGTCTGTTTTTGATGGAGAGGTTATTGTTTTCGATGGTTTTCTTGAGTTGTTCGATTTGTCGTACCTCTTCTCCACAAGCCTTTCCTGCGGCTTCCTCCATTTCTTGCAGTCTTCGCTGTGCTTGTGCAGCGTCGCTGTTCGCCTTGATGAACTTGACGAGGGCAACCGTCACCCCGACAATCGCCACCGCCATTAGTCCGTAAGCCGTTTTCGCGGCGGCGGCATTGGCTTTCAGGGCAGCCAAAGACTTGTTGTAAGCCACCTGAGTAGCGTTTGCTCCACGTGTTTGCCAAATGAGCCTTTCAAAAGTCAGTTTGAGTCCGTTCAGCATCACCTGTGCGATGGGCAGCAAAACATTTCCCGTTTTGACGGCCACGTTCCATAGCAGGTGCGCTGCGGTTGCGATTTTGGTACGGATAGCAACAAGATTTGTGGCGATGGCAAATGCTGTCAGTGCTGCGGTAGCAGCGATGATTTCCACTTTGTTTCGAGTGATGAAGCCCACCACCGACGAAAGCAATTTGAGCATGAAGGTGGTGCTTGTCATAATGTGTCGCATGACCGGCATAAGTTGTTGTCCGAGTTCGATGGCGAGCTCCTTCACTCGCTTTCGAGCCTTATCCAGTCCTGCCTGCACCGTATTGTTTTGTACGTCGTATTCCTTTCCTACAGAAGTGGCTTCCTCGAACGCCTTGTTTGCCTCCTGCTGTTCCCATTTGATCATGTCGATATTGCCTGCGAGAGCCGAAATCACTTGTGATGCACGAGCACCGTTTTCCCCCATATCTTTGAAAACGGGAGCCAGCACATCGATGTTTCCTAAGGAATGAAGTTGTTCGAGCAGCATCAGCAGTCCTTCGTTGGTATCTTTTGTAACCGTTTCCTTGAATTTTTGTGCGTTCAATCCAGTAGCCTTGATGATTTTGTCCTGTTCCTTGAACATATTCATGATGACCTTAGAAACGGCGGTCGAAGACATTTCCACCTTTTGGCCTTGACTGTCGAGGACTGCGGCCAGTCCCATGATTTCAGGAATTGTCATTCGTGCTTGTGCTCCTACGCCTGCCATTCGTTGTGCGAAGTTGGCGAGGTATGGAGCCGATGCCGTGCAGTTCTGCGACAATTCATTGATGACAGAGCCGACGGCGATGAGTGCCTTTTCCGTACCCAGTCGTTCCTCGTCCCCGAAGATGTTGGTCAGTTTCGAGAGAGTGAGCGTAGCCCCCTCACCGAGTTCGTCGAGAGCCACATTGATTTTATCGGCAGCGCGGACAAAACCGAGAATATCCTCTTTCGAGGTTTTGCCCAAGCGTCCTGCCTCTTCCGCCAGTTTATTGAGTTCTTCGCGACTGGTTCGGGTATTCATTTTCTTAAATTCCTCGTTCAAGTCCTCGACCTGTTCGGCAGTCATTCCAGTAAATTTGCGTACATTTGCCATTTCCGCGTCCATTTCCGCATAGGCTTTGACCGCCGAACGACCTGCCATGACAAGCCCTGTGATGGCAGCGGCAGCGCCTACAATCGTAGCCTGCCAGTTGTTCATGGTTCGGTTAAAGCGTTCCCAAAGGTTTTCGCCCGTTCTGAGGTCAGCATTCATTCGGTCGATTTCCTTGCGTACCTTTTTGATGGCATCACATTGTCGGTTCCATTCCTCTGTCCCCCTTTCGATGCCATTCAGTTGTTTTTTGAGCGTCGAAAGCGTTTTGTTTAACTCTTTCGGCGTTGCTTTGTCGAGGTTTCGCAGAACTTTCTCGACACTGACGGTAGCCGATTCAATCTGTGCGATTTGTCGGTTCGTCTGTCGCAGTTCCTTTTGTAGTTTCGTGAGTTTTGTTTTATCCCCTGCTTTTGCAGCATTTTCGATGGCTTTTTCCAGTTCGACCGACTTCGTTTTCAGTTTGTCGAGCATGTCCTGTGCCTGTTTTCCGTTCACGGTCAGCGTGACAGTTGCGTTTGTGTTAATCGATGACATAATGAATGATGAAAAATAAATACACGCGAAATTAGTATGAAAGAAGCGTGTATTAAAAGACATTGCATCAGCGTGTTAGCCCATATTTTGGGCATTGATTTTTGAGAAAATCCGAAGTTTGTAAAGGTATTAAAAACTTAACACGCAGATTGTCAATGTGTTCGGGGATTGTTAAGGGGTTTCCCCTTAACCGCTCCGCAGGAAGACCCCCCACGCGCCCTGTTGGGGCTTCGGCTCGCCTTTCGTTGGTTTCGCTCGGAATATGTACCGCTTTTTTTCTTTCAAGGGTCTCCCCGAAAATCGTTGGTTTCCCCTGCGCCACTTCGCCGCCGCGAATGTGCGGTGAGATGCTTTGCATGAGGTCAAAATGGCGAGTGTTGTAGCGTGAACGCTCGCTTGTGGGCAGATGGGGTCCGTCGTCGATGTGGAGTGTCAAGGAGGGTGTGTCTGCGTGGTAGCGTTTTGTCAATCCCCGATACCGTTGGTACAAATGGGACGTGTATGCGTGCCGACTTGTTGGTGCGCATACTCCTTCCATTTGAGGGGTTTGGCAATGGAAAGCCATCACACAGACTTGCCCGAATTGTAAGCGGAACATCGCGACCGACCCTATCAGCCCATACAAGCGCAATCGCTCACAGGGAATCCTATGAGCGATTACAACACGAAGGGGTGCGGGGTGGGGCTATTTCTGCGCGTAGCGTTTGTATAGGATAGCCGCCAGTGCTATGAAGAAGAGTATGAAGATGAACTTGTGCGGTGTTTTTGTCTTGGACTTTGTCTTGTTGGCTTCCTTGTGATATTCGGAGTGCATCGACTTGTCGTTGCTCTCCGTCAAGGAAGCGTGTTGTTCGGACTTCTTTTCGATATTTTTATCGATGTGAAGTCCGTACATTTTGATGAGCCTCGGCTTTTGTTTTTGATTTGTGTTGTGTGCCCCATCGGCTTTAGCGGATGGTTGCTCACTACTACAAATGGGGAATTCGGTGATGTGCAGGCTATCCGCCTGCAATTTGAGCCATAGGCTTGAGGTGTCGGTTAGCAGGAGAGAGTGCAGACGCTCTTCGCTTTGCGAAAGCGTCTCGCTCTTTTCTTGCACCGACACGGACGATTTCGTGGTTTTGCAGGAACCAGCAAAGCCTACGAAAGCGGCAAAAAGCAAGAAGTGCAACTTTTTCATTTTCGGAAGATTTATTAGAATAAATTTTTGTATTCGTTCTTGGCATCGAAGGATGGGCAGTCTTTTGCTGCAAATTCTCGATGTCCGTGAACGGTGGCATTTGGGTAGCGATTGTGCAGTTCCTTCAGGAGTTGCTCTATTGCTACCTTTTGCGCCTCAGTTCGTGTATCTTTCGGGGTCTTGCCATTTTTGGCGAGTCCTCCGATGTAGCAGATACCGATACTGTTGGCGTTATGTCCTCGGCAGTGTGCTCCTGCTTGTGCGACTGGTCGCCCGGCATGTATGCTGCCGTTGCGATAGATGACGTAGTGATAGCCGATGTCTTTGAAGTTTTGCTTCAAGTGCCATTGGCGTATTTGAGATACGGTGTAGTCGCTCCCCTCTGGGGTTGCGCTACAATGTATGATGAATTTACTGATTGTTCTCATTTGCGTTTGCCTGTTGTAGTTGTTCGTCGAAATACTTTTTGATGCGTGATTCGGACTCCCCTATTTTCGTTCGGAAATAGATGTTTTCTCCGAATACCGCACCTGTGAAGGTCAGGGCTTGTGCCATGTACCATAACACTCCGTCTGTGACTTCATCCTTTGTAAAGAAGGATATGAAAGTCAGCACGACGCCAGAAACTACCATAAGAACAGCGGTCATGTATTGCAACCACTCTTTGCTGTTTGTTGTCATTTTTTGTCTTTTGTATTTTGAATTTCAGTTAGTACCTTTGCATCGTTATGGTTGGCTTCGCCAACTGATATCCCCATCGGATGGCTTTTGCGATCCTGACTAGACAAGGTTGGCTATTTAGCCAACCTACCTTTTTATCTGCTCCATTTGTATTTCACCTGATCCGTTGTGCTTTCTTGATAGACTTTTACTTTGATGGAAGCGAGGTTCGTCCTTAAGAGATGCATTGAGAAATTCCCTTCCGCTGCCGGCAGTCCGTATGCGATGGCGAATCGGAATCTTTTGCTTTTATAGTGTACGTCGTAATTGTATTTTCCATAGGGCACGGTGATTCTTGCTACGTTGCCGTTGCCATCTTCGTGGAAGGTGGGTGCTTCAAAAAGGAATTCCGGGTCTGAAAAGTATTGTCCCTTCGTGCCTTCTCTTTCGCTAAGAATTTGCACCAATCCCGTCGTATCCGTAAGGATTTTCGACTTTCCGTAGAAAACGTGCCACCCTGTTTTTTTCGGTCCTTTGATTCGTGTTCCATCGGGTCCATTGACTCGATGTTCTTTGACGGTGTAGCGGAAGATGTATGGCACAAGACCTTGCTCTCGCAGGTATGCGAGGTTTCCCCTAACGAACAAAGACCCCTCAATCGCCTGTAGAGCGATGAAGTTTTTATGCTCGATGGTGATGGTGGGTGTGGTGCCGTTGTTTCCTCCCGTCGAGGAGCCGATGCTGTTCAGCCTTGCTTCGAGTTGCTTGACTTTCCCATCGAGTGTTTGCACATTGTTTCCCGCGTCCAACGCCAACGTGTTTGCTCGGTGTGCTGTTTGCGTGGTGGCCGTCAAGTTCGTTTGTAGAGTGTTGATTTGTCCATTGATTTGCTGGATTTGGTTTTTGCACCAAGTCCAGTCCGACGATGATTGCGACTGTCCGCTGTTTGCGGAGGAAGCGAACTCATTGACGATTCTCTGTAGCAGTGCTCCCAGAGATTCGGGTGTGATGCTGTCTTCTCGTGTTTCGGCTCGGAAGGCAGAAATGAGTGAGGTGAGAGTTGAAAGATCCATTTATTTGACGATTTGACTATTTATTGCAAAGATATTAAGGTGTTGGCACGTTAGAAAAGACAGCCCTTAGTGGTTGTATCGCCGGTAGTGGTCATCGATGGCCTTCGCGACGATTCCGACGAATTCGTGTCCGATGGATTCCGCCATGAAGTCGCGGATATTCATCACGGATGCGTAGTATTTTCGGCTGAACCATCGTTTCGCGATACGTTTTTTCTCTCTTCCGATATCGCCTGTGTTTCCTCTTGGCACTTCCTTTCCCGTGCCGAAGTCCTGCCACAGTCCGTATTCGAGGAAACCTTGCGACAGCGTGGCTTCGATGAATCGTCCATCCGTCCTGACGGCAATCGACTTGGGTGATTTGAGTAATCTGCCCGTGTCGATGACGTCGAGCAGCGTGATTTGTTCACGCCAAATTTTCAGCATGGTATCGTTGAATGCCAGGATGTACTTTTCCCTTTCCGCCTGTGCGTGTCTTATTTGTTCCATTCTTTGGTATTGAATTGCAAATCGGTGTAGGTATCGACGGCGATTTGGAAGTATGCGCAGGCGCATCCGGAGAAGAAGAATCGGTCGATTTCTTGAAAAGAAATTCGAGGGTCGATGAAGATGCAATGCTCTTTCAGGCGCGTCTGCTCCAGAATGAGCATTGACATGAATTGACGGAAGAGTTCGCGCATGGTATCCATACAGCGGTCTCTTGCGTCAAAGTCGTTTAGAGCGTGACGCATGGCGAGGAAAACTGTTTTTACTCGTCTTGTGTGCGGTGTGTTATTGAGTTCGGTATATCCTTGTGATATATCGGACACGCAGACGAAGGCTTTTTTCGTCTGCATTTTTTCGAGTGCTTCTTCGAAGCCTTCGAGTCCGCTGACTCGGCAGAAAACGAAGTCGCCATTTATAGCGAGTTTGTTTTTGTTGGTTAGGTCTTTGAAGAAGGCCGTTGCGTTCCAGTTGAAGTTTGGCATAGTGTGGAGTGTGGAGTGTGGCTACATTCTTTTTAAACTTTTCCGATATTCCTCTGCTTCTCGTGCTTTGGCATCGAGTTCTGTGAGTGCTCGGTGGGTGTCCATCTGTCTGATGGTGGCTTCCTTTGTGATGTCGCCGCCAGTGAGTGCGCGTATTTGCGCGTTTGTGGCATCGCGTAGGACTGTGAACAAGTCGGCACCCATTTGGTTGCCGCTTGTTGCCGTCGATGTCGTGAGGAAATTCGGGAAAAGGCTTGCGAGATACCTTTTGAGTGCTGCGAACCAGTAGAAGATGCAAATTCTTTCGGCAGCGTCCGGCTTCAGTTGGTCGCTGTCGTATAGGATTTGCCCCATCTGTGTGAGCAATTCCTCTTGTTGTGTATTGAGGTAGCCTTGAAAAAGGTTTTCGAGGAAGAGGTATTTTTCAAATGGCACTTTCTCGAAGTCGGCAGGCAGTGGGCGGTGTCTGCCGATTTTTTTGAGGCGAACAGGCACAGCGGGTACATCGTCAAGGAAATCCAATGCAGTAGTAGTCTGCTGGATTTGCTTCGTTGAAAGGAGGAATTTGTTTCTTCCTTTTTTTACGAGGTACTGCTGTTTCGACTGTTCGCCGATGATATGAAGTCCAGTCCATTTGAGCAGGCAAATGGTCTTGACTTCCGATGCCGACAAATCACGTGCGAATAGTCGATAGACCATGAGCAGTTGTTTGTCGGATAGATTTTCCCACGTTGTGGGCACATTCAAATTGACTATCATAAGAAAAAATTTTTTAGAACCAGTATCCTCCCGACTTTTTTTTGTTAGAAAAAAGTTTCGGGATGTATAGTTGTGCGACGTTAGAGGCGTGCCATTGCGGGAATACATTTTTGTTTTCGCGTATGATGTTTACGAGGTCGAAGAATGCTTGCGTGTGGACATTCATATCCGACACGAGCATTAGTTCGAGCGATTGCAGAGAGCGTATGACCTGCTCCATGAGTGGGTGGCAGTTGGAGAGGGCATAGAGCGTTTTTTCGCGGAAGAGATTCATTTGTTCGTGTGAGAAATAGGTATCCGCCAGTACGGATTCGATTTTCACCAGTTTGGGTTGCAGTGCTTGGTACTGCTCCCAAAGGTGTTCGCTGATGGCGAGTCTTCTGCACAGCGAGAGATTTGGAAAGAGCGTGGCCGTGAAGTATGCGCATTGCTCAGACTTCAGCCATTTCGACGCGACGGGCAGCCGCAGCAGCATCTGTTCGATCGCGTTGTCACGCTCTTTTTCGAGCGATGCCAGCAGTCTATCGACCCTTTCTTTTGATGCCGGTGCGATGTTTTGGTTGCTGACGATACCGAATCCGTTCGGTGTCAGCACCAAGTCGAGCGTCGGGATAGCCGCCATCAGCGCGTTGTTCACCACTACGCGATACAGGATTGGTTTCAGCAAATTGGCATCCATATAGCCGAGAATGGTGTTGAAGGTCGATTCCGACGTAAAGGTTTGGATGATCCAGTCTTCCGACATTTCAATGAATGGCGTGAGTTTTTCCAACAATGGTGTTTCGCCTTCTACGGTCACGAAGAAGTTGGGTAGGTAGTGGCGGAGTTTTTTTTCAGTGAGGGAGAGTTTCATGGGTGTTAGGTGGTGGGTGTTAGGTGGTGGGTGTTAGGTGGTGGGTGATGGTTGTTGGGTGTTGGGGGTGACGAGTTTTGCGTCACGGTTTTCGTCGAGCGTGGATAGCATGATGAAGGGGCAGTCGGGCTTTACACCTTTCCATCCGTTGTGTCTGATGATGATATGATGCACGGTGAAGAGCAGGTCGTGGTATGGTTTTTGCAGTGCTTGTGCGATGGTGTATAGTTCCCGTTTGTCGCTTCCCGAATTGTTCGTTTGCGATTTGCCTGGCACCGAACCGACGAGGTTAGAGTGTACGCGCATTGTGAAGCAGAACATATTGACCGCCTCGATGATGTCGGTACTCCAGTCGCCGCCCTCTTTGTCCGTCTCCACCTTATTGATTACTACGTCGTGTTGTTCCTTTCCATCGGGCGAGATATAGAACGTAGAGAATAGGACTTTTCCGCTGTTTTCCATACCTGTGAGGAAATTGATGATTTTCTCTTTCTCCTCCACTACCCTTTCCTGTTGTTTCTTTCGGTCTGTGATGGCTTCCGCTTTGAAGATGGCATCCCAAAAGCGGTTGCCGATTTCGATGTGGTACTTGATGGGCGCGGAGTTTTTCAGTTTCGCCTCCTTTGCCATTCCGATGAGCCGTTTGATATTGTACCAGTTGCCCCTGAAAAGAGAGCCATAGTAAGGGATGGGATAATAGGTGCTGTCCGGCGTTGGCACCCGTGTGACGACTGCGAATTTTCGTACCTTGCATTTTTTGTCCTTCATTCTCTCCTGTAAGTCCGTCCATGGAGAAAGCATATCGAGCAGTTCAATTTTCTCGATGTTGTCTTTGTAGTTCGTGCGTCGCCAGTTGGCATAGAGGATGTACGGTATGCGTCCGTATTTGTCTGCTTCAGCAAAACGGCAGTAGCAGGCCTCCTTTCTGAGCAGTCGCACGATTTGTGAGCCGTCGGCATTGAGGATGATGACTGACACACAGAAAGCGAAGTGTTTGAAGTCCTGACAAACGCCGAGGAAGTAATATGCAAGGTCGTTTTCCATACAGAATTCGGCAACCCGTTCCTTTGTTTTCTGATTGGCTTCCGTCGTGTCATAGACTAAGCCGGAACCAAAGCACACCTCGGCATTGAACATCTGGCAGGTAGAGAGCGTTTCGTCCGATTCAATCAAGTCGAGAATTTTGTATGGCAGTTCGTTGTCAGCCCCCCAAGGCATGAACTTTGTATGTTTGTCGATTTGGATTGGTGTGATGTCGCCTTGTTCTTTGAACACTTCGGCAGAATTGACCGTGAAGGCAGCACTGGCTTTCAGGTCGGGTATGATTTCCACAGAATTAAAATTGAGCGCGTCGTATTTCATATTGTTGAGTTTTACAGATATACTTCTATTCCATTGATTTCAAAGATGCAGCACTCTCGGCACTGTCTGATTTGTCGGCTGTCGAGCAGTTTCATTTTGCGTGTTCCTTTGTAGTGTTCGTACTTGATGCTGATGCATCGTTTCCACTCTTGAATCTCACCGCTTCGGGTCCAGAGTCGAATGTCGATGGGTTCGGGGCGGTTGAGGATTTTCCTTGCGTTAGAAATGTGAATGTTCTGCATAGCTACATAAATTGTTTGCTGAACTCCTCCGTGAAGTAAGATGGTGCGAAATTGACGTATTTGTGCAATACGTTTTTCGCGTATTTATAGGAGAATTTCAGTCTGTTTTGTTCTTTGTCGCTATCGCTGATTTCCGACGTGCTTTCCGTAATGAGAATTTCCACATAGGTATCGAGGTATATGGGTATCGACACGAAGCGACTGGAAAAGATTTGATTTATCCACAGGGCTTCCTCGTATGGCACGGCAGCCGTCTCGACGTCGAAGGAGTGTTCTGTGAACTGGTCATATTGGGTGCGGATATTGTTGCAAAGCGCCTCGCTTCGCTGCACCTTTTGTTTCTGTGTCGTAGTGGCGTAGAACTCAGCGTATTCCGTGACATTGAACGTGTTGTAAAATGCGAGGTGGAAATCCGGCTTTTCATCCGTGACGTAGAACGTCATTGCCCGATTTCCCCGATGGACGGTGAACGATAAGAGTTTTCCCCGGCTATTCGGGAAGGCTCGTTCAAACTGTTCGGCGACGGTCTGCACGGAAATTTCCTCTCGATAGACCGCCCCCATATAGTTCGGCGTGGTGCCTTCGTCACGTCTGAGCAACACCGGAGAAACCTGTCCATCGGGCAAGATAAGTGCTTCGGTATAATAGGACACCCTCGCATAAGAAGGCACAAACCATGACAGGTTTTGCTTGCCTTTTCGGTGGATTCGGAAGGAGTTGCGGGTGGTTAGGAAGTGCGTAGAGAGGAAATGGGCAGGGCTTGGAATCGCGTAGTCTGATGCGATGACATAGAACGTCTGCGTGTTGGCATGGGAAAATTGGTCGTAGATGGCGATGTAACATTCCGCACTGGCGATGTTGTCCTTATGGAGTTGCCCTTCGATGATGGAACGAATATCCTTCAGATTCATCACTCGTTCGTAAGGATAGAGGGTGGTTCTGAAGATAGGTGCGCTATTGACATATAGCGTGACGTTCGCCGATGCGGTGTCATCCTGCGTGTAGAATGTTACCGTATCGGGCAACATCGCAGAGAGATAGATCTGACTAAAAACCGTTCTGACAGAGATGGCCATATTTGTACTGATTGTTGGTGATTCAGTGCAAAGGTACATCTTGGGTGGTGGGTGGGAAAAGACAAAAAAAAAGAGATAGCCCTTAATTGAGGGCTATCACTTCAGCGGATTTTTTTGTTCGCGGCTTCCGCGCCTTTTTCTTCGGCTCTTCGGGCTTCGCCAGAATGTTGTCGACGCTGTGGCTTTCAGCGAAATCTTTGACGATTTCCTGCAGTGCGTCCGCTTTTGCGGGCTTCGCCTCTTTGATGCTTTGCGAGAGCCTTGCCAGACAATTCTCGGAGATGTTCAATCCCGTTCGCTTCTTCAGCAGGAAGGCAAAGCGCATCGCCTTGTATGCACTCTTGCAATGTGCCTGTGGCTGCTGCTCACCCGTGATGGCTACTGCCCAAACTTTGTTATCACTCTTGTTAGACTTCACGCTTGATACGATAATAACTTTTGCTTCCATGATTTTGAATTTTTAGATGTTAAACATTGATTTTATTGGAAATTTGCTTCATTATACACCTCGATATAGGTAATGTCTGCCAACACTTCATAGGCTAAATTTTCTGCGATTTTCGTGGCTTCGGCGAATGTGTCCGCTTCGACTTCGTACTCAAAGGATTCGCCATCTTCCGTATTGACGATGACCTGATAGAAATTGCCAGGATAGTAACGCTTGTTATACAACCTGCCGTGTGTGAACATTGATGTTTGAACTGTGTGTACCATAACTTTTAATTTTTAAATTGTTTGACTTAGATGTTTTGCGCCGAGGCGCTCTTTGTAATTTTTACGCTGCAATACGGAGCAGGCAAGGAGAAGGAATGTAAATGCAAGGGAAGACCGAAAAATTTTCAACCCTTTGGGCTTCAGAGAATTTGGTTTCCGGCGCAACTGCACCCCAAAATCTTTGAAAAATTTTCGAGTCATAGCGGAGGCGGTGCCCTTGCAGAATGACGCTTGCGCTATCTTTGCAAAGGAAAAATCAGAAGAGCAGCATCGGGTATGAGCAAAATATGTCGAACAATGAAAATTGTTATGGGCTTTGAGCGCAGTGCATTGATGTAACAACAGGCTTGTTGTGAGCGTGGATAGACGGCAGGCAATTTTAGGTCATCGACAAAGGGAGAAAGAGCGAAAACGGATAGGCAATGTGTCGGAGCAACATCGCAGGAAGGCACGACGCAGGAAAGGTAGCATCAACTATCGGCAGACACAGTATCGAGGTGATGAAGCCATTTCCTTCAACAAGGATTCCATCGTTCAAAAAGAGAATCGTGGGAGCGTATTATCGTAAGCGCGAGGGCTTCAGAAGAGTAAAGATAACATTGGGCGGTGGCTATTCAGGGGTGTGCGGTGGCTACAGCGCAAGCGTGCATCGAGGCACTGATGCGTCCGCCCTGCGAAGGAGAGAATGGGTGTGAACGGAGAATTTGGCAAGGCACGAAAAAAGGGGCGAAACTCACGCTCAGCCCCTTCCACAGCATTTGCAGTTATTCGAAGCGTCAGAAACCAGCAAATTTCAAAGACAAAGCCGATGAAAAAGTGATAACGTCCGCGCGGATTATCAGATATGTTAGTAGCCGTATTTTTCCAAACTTTTACGGTTTATTCGTTCGAGAATGTCCATCGTAGAGCCTTCCGTGCTTACGCCAGCGCGACGAGCCTGTTCCACGACGTTTTTGTGATTGATTCTTTCAAGAATGTCCATCGTAGAGCCTTCCGTGCTGACGCCGGCTTTCTTGCCCTGCTCCACGACGTTTTTGTGATTGATTCTTTCGAGAATGTCCATCGTAGAGCCTTTCGTGCTGACGCCGGCTTTCTTGCCCTGTTCCACTGCATTTTTATGATTGATTCTTTCAAGAATGTCCATCGTAGAGCCTTCCGTGCTTACCCCAGCGCGACGAGCCTGTTCCACGGCGTTTTCGTGGTTTTTTCTTTCGATGATTTCCAACGTAGAAAGGTTGCCGTAGTCCTCTTTCTCTTTCTTAGGTTTTTCAGCAGCCTTTGAAGGCGTAGTAGAAGACGTGGAGGAAGTAGAGGAAGATGATTGCGGTTTTTCATATTCAGAAACGATTTCTTTTACATCCATCAATACATCTTCTTCATCGACCAATACATGTTCATCATCAGCCAACCATTCTTCGACAAACTCTTCATCATCCGAAATTTCAGCAGGTGTAAAAGCATCGTCGAGCGCATCATCATTGACGATTTTCTTTGCTTTTTCCTTTATCAGAATGAACTTCGAGAAGTCTGCATCCTTGATATGTTTTTCATATACATAAGCACCTGCCAAGAAAAGCAGAAGGCCTATCAGCATGACCTTCGCAAAAGTATTCTTCTTTTCAGGCATAGGCATCGGGTCTCTGTAAGAACCTCTTCTATCGTTTTGCCCAGACATACGGCTGTTCATATTCTTCAGATTTATTTCTTGAGATTTCTATAGTTGGTGAGGAATATATGACAGAGGAAACCTAGATGGAGCGGAGATCTTCTATCTCTTCGAGTTTACCAAGTTGTTTCATATTAAATCATTTTATCTATTTTACTTACCTTTAATCGCAATTGATAGAATTGCAATTATAATTACGATACCAATATATGCATATGATAAAAGATATAGTATGGCAAAAACACCTATTAAACATGCGATTATAATTAGAACTGTTTTGACTATATTTAAAAAAGAGTAATTGCCAGAAAAATAACTAATATTTGATTTCGATTCAAATGTAATATCTTTTATAGATTTTATAAAACCTTTTTTTATCAGAAACTTAATATTTTCAATATATAAATTCTTTTGTTTGATATAGCCATTAGAGTCCAACTTAAGGGTTGAAATCCGACGTGGAGCAAGATCCATTATTTCTAAAGAAGAGATTATCTTATCTTTTAGAGAAGTGACATTCTCTGATGATTTTGCAAAGATACCATTCCTTATAGTGCGGTAGTTAGGTGCTTCTCTTAAATTAACTATACATTTGAGCGCAAATTTGTCAGAATAATCTTGTGAAAAAAACAATCTTTCAATATTTTCATTTAAAAAGCAATTCAGTTCGCTGCAATATTTTCTTGTATCGTCTGGGAGTGTATTAAAAACGAACCATGTATCAGAAACGAACTCTTCTTTTCCGCCAGCTTGATAATTGACAATGAATTTCCATAAACATTTATCGTAGATTTTGATAATATCTTCAATCTTCGATTCACTCTGCATGGACAATAAAAAATCAGCATAGTTGGTACGGTCTGTATCATTTTCGTACAAACTATCAAAGTAATTCAGCAATTCTGAACAACAATATGAACTATATTTATCCATTTTTTATTGGTAAACAGAACTTAATTTATAATTTTTCTATTTCTTTGAACACTTCTTCTATCTTCGCCACAATGCGCTTCTGCTCAGCAAGAGGGGGAAGAGGGCATAACATATTCTCTAAATATTCACTTCTAATATTATAAATATTTGTGCCCTGAACTTTATTTCTTATTCTCTCTCTATAATATTCACTACTAAAAATTATATTAATATATGTTGCTATCTCTACATATAGAGGCCTTACAATCCTCAAGAAAGCACCTATTTGACAGTTTGATTTATCTTCCTTAATGAAAGCAGGCTTTCCTATAACTTGTTGACTACCTGTAGAAGCCACGATTATTATATCTCCCTTTTTTATATTTTTCTCGCTATCTTGAAATGAATAAGGAATGAAAACATCATCATCATATATGTATAATTTATTATTTAAGATGTTTCCACCTCTCAAGATTCTAACTCCCTCATTTGTAACGTCATCCTTTTTATATGATGTGCCACCAATAAGTATAACAAGAGATTTTAGTCTCACCCACTCCCAACTCTCAGGAATCTCAAAAGGCTTTTCATCCTCGGAGATTGGTGTTTCTTCGAGGTCTTTCTTTTTGAGTTTACCGGCTTTTACGAGTTGTTTCTTTTCCTCACGGATGCGATTCAGCAATACGCTTGCAGGCTCATCAGTGGGGTCTTGGGGAACAAGGCGCCCTTCAATGGCTTCTTGGAGGACACTCTTCTTAAGTTTCTCCGGCAGTTCCTCATTCAGTTTGTTAAGAGCATCTTGCGCCTTGCCGTATTCCTCCACCTTTGGCAGCAACTCTTCTATCTTTGCCACAATGCGTTTCTGCTCAGCGAGAGGAGGAAGAGGAATTTTCGCATTTAATATATCTTCTCTTGATATACCGGGGATTATACTTTTGGCTTTTTTATCCAGCTCATAGACAATGCGCAGCAGAAAATATTTAACGTATCTTACATCTGCAATATACGGAGAAATAGCCATTACCTGGCGGGCAATATGAATGTCGCCAATTAGATTAAAAGCCATCGTTCCTATTGTACCCTTGCATGTAATAAGAAGATCCCCGTATTTTGAAATTGTAACAGGATTTGAAGTCCATCTATTTAATATCAAGGATTCACCATCAAAATTACTCGCTCCTGTAATGTAAGGGATACCGTTCTTATTTTCACTATACTCTTGTGGAGTCAAATCTCTTCCTGATAATAAAGAGATAACATTGCCAAATATACACCACTCCCAACTCTCAGGTATCTCAAACGGCTTTTCATCCTCAGAGATTGGTGTTTCTACGAGGTCTTTCTTTTTGAGTTTACCTTCTTTTAAGAGTCGCTTCTTTTCCTCGCGGATGCGCTCCAGCAAAACGCTTGCTGGCTCGTCGTTGGGGTCTTGGGGTACAAGGCGGCCTTCAATGGCTTCTTGTAGGATAGAGTTTTTTAATTGCTGGGCGTTCATGCTTTATTCTATTTTTATTCTACCGTCTCCATTACATTCTTCACAATCTATTTTGATTTTTCCAGAACCTCCACAATTAGGGCATTCACCCAGGTCTGTTGTTTGTGAGTGCACAATAGTAGGGCCACCTGATCCATGACATGATGGACATTGTTTATGGCCTTCTCCATTACACTCGCGGCAAATTATGCGGCTTTCTCCAAAACATTTGGGACATTCAATATACCCCCCTCCTTGACAATAGCCACAGTCTACAAATGTCACATCATTACCATATCTCAATATCTTTTTTCCAGCACCATCACACGATGTACATCTTATTTTACCTCCAAAACAGTTCGGACAATCAAAAAAACCACGATTATCACAGTTATGGCAAGGGGATAAACCAATACCATGGCAACTAATACATGAGCGACCTTCTGTGCTGGTAGCTGTCATTCGTAATCTTCCATTACCCTTACACGAGGAACATTCTTTTGTAAAATATCCTCGTCCATTACAATACTCGCAATCTTCCCATATTTCTTCTTCTACCACTTCGGGGAGAGTCTCTACACCTCCTGTTGTATTAGCCTTATTTCCACAAGATGCGAATAGTATAAACACGATAACACTAAAATAACAATTAATTTTTTTCATAACGTTAATTATAATTTATTCCTAATATTGATTCTATCTCACGCAGCTGTGCATCAATCTTTGCATCGAGGACTGTTCGATCCCCATGATACTTTTTCAGTAGCTCTTCAGGGCGCAGCACCTCTTCCTCATCTTTGGGGAATTTGCACTGGTCGAAATTGCAATCCAAGTCAAGAAGCTGTTGGGCTGTGAAAACTTTAGATTTCTCACCAAGTTCATCATTAATGATTTCCTTGCGGTCATTCCACCAATCGAGGATAGGCTGACAATGTTCGACTTTCATCGACTTCGTTTTTGAGAAGTGCTTATAGCCGTCCGGCATGTCAAGACGATAGAACCATGTTTCTTTTGTTGAGAACCCTTCTTCCGAACCCTCCGCCTTTTCATTGTTGAAAAAAAGAATATTTGTAGCAATCGACGTGTAAGGAGCAAAAATCGAACCCGGCAGACGGATGACGGTATGAAGGTTGAACTCCCGAAGCAGTTTCTCTTTGATAGCCAGTTTGGCATTATCTGTACCAAACAAGAATCCATCTGGCAAAATAACCGCTGCACGTCCATTCTCTGCAAGACGATACATGATAAGCACCATAAAAAGGTCAGCCGTTTCGCTAGAACTTAAATCTGACGGGAAGTGCTTCTTGATGTCATTTTTCTCGCTGCCTCCGTATGGTGGATTCATCAAGATAACATCGAATTTGTCTTCATCGGTGTAATTAAGCACATCCTTTGTCAGAGAGTTGCCATGCAACACTTTGGGAGAATCAATGTCATGCAGGAGCATATTGGTAACGCACAGCATATAAGGGAATTGCTTTTTCTCTATGCCGTAGATAGATTTGGCATACTCTTCTTTGTCTTCTGCTGTCTGCACCTTTTTGTCGAGGGCTTTAAGCCAACTTGTTATGAATCCACCAGTACCACATGCGAAGTCAGCCATCTTCTCACCAATTATGGGATTGATGATTTCAGCCATGAAGTCTGTCAAAGCACGTGGCGTATAAAACTCTCCTGCTGAACCAGCCGACTGCATTTCCTTCAAGATAGATTCGTATATCTCACCAAAAGCGTGGCTTTCTTCATAGTCACCAAGGTCAAGTTTGTCAATGACATTGATAACCTGACGAAGCAGTACCCCATCCTTCATATATTGGTTTGCATCTTGAAAAGTTGTCTGAACAATGGCGCTACGCATCGGTGTGGCAGGGGAGACCTCAAGGCTTTTCAGCGTAGGGAAGAGGGTGTTATTGACAAAGTCGAGCAGCGCATCGGCTGTAATAGCATTGCCGTCGCCCTCGTCTTTTGCCCAGTTTCGCCATCGGCAATTCTCCGGAATAAAGGAAGTGTAACCATCATCATTAAACTCCCAATCGTTTTCTTTCTCGTCATAAACTTTCAGGAACAACATCCACGCTATTTGCTCGATACGCTGTGCATCGCCATTGATACCGGCATCATTGCGCATGATGTTTCGAATACTTTTTACAAAATTGTTCAGTGCCATATTTGATTATGCTATATTACTGTAAATTAAATTTTCAAGTTCTTTCACTGCCGAAAAATACTGCTGATTTCCACCAAATAATTTTGCAATATTAGCAGGCGAACCCATCTGACGGAACGGATCAAGGCTTAGAACCTTTCTGTTCTCCAACTGGGTAATACCATCATTGGCATACTTATCGAGCAATGCTTCAAGTACTTTCCGGGCTTCCGCACCATATTTGTTAAAGACGTCACGCTTCTTCACATTCTCAGCACGTTCACGTCGAGTCAACGGCTTCTTGCCGTATGCTATATGACAGATGAAATCAAAATCGTCAACGTCATCCATGTTCCTGTCATGCTTCAACGCTTGCAGGTCTATTCCGCTCTCACGGAGTAGGTCTGTAATCTCTGCCTTCTTGTCTGCTTCATTCCATCTGCGAATGAAGTCATCGAGATTAGCGTAAGTGTCGTTTATATTCTTTCGTGTGTAATCTGTGATACTCTCAGTGCGAAGAAGTTTGCCGTTGGCATCATATACCGACACTACTTTATTGATAACCTCAACTGAGCAACCATCTTTATCAACAATTGGCTTAGGCGGACGTTCGGGATCGCTCACGCCCATTGGTTCCTCCTCAATCACAGGATAAGGCTTTTGTGCGCCCTTGACATAATTATCATTTACTTCAATTGGGCCATCCCAGTCGGGGTCGGCAAACAGACGTGTCACGTTACGAAAATCCATGATTGTGAAGTGGGTCTTTCCTTCTTTCTCGCGGATTCTGGTGCCACGACCGACAATCTGCTTAAACTCCGTCATGGAGCCTATGCGTTGGTCGAGCACTATAAGTTTCACCATCTTGCAGTCCACTCCAGTCGAGAGTAGCTTACTTGTAGTCGCAATAACAGGATACTTTGAAGCGACAGAAATAAAGTAGTCAAGCTTTGATTGTCCATAAGGGTCACTGCCTGTAATACGAACCACATAGTCTGGATTCTTTCTGCACATGTCAGAATTTTCATTGACAAGTGCCGTGCGCATACGGTCAGCATGGTCTTCGTCGGCACAGAACACAATGGTCTTCGCCATCCTGTCTGTACTTTTCAAATACTGGGTTATCTCATGTGCAACCTCTCTGATTCTGTCTTCAATGATAATGTTATAATCATAGTCGGAGTTGTTATAGATGCGGTCTTCTATGAGATTGCCGTTTATGTCTCTTTGTCCTTTAACAGGCCGCCATTCGTCGCCAATGTTGGTTGTAATGTTTACGACTTTGAAAGGCGCAAGGAAACCATCTTCAATTCCTTCTTTCAGACTATACGTATAGATAGGCTCCCCAAAATAACTGATGCTGGACTGGTATTTAGTTTCTTTTGGCGTGGCAGTCATACCCAGTTGAATGGCTCCATCAAAGTATTCCAATATTTCTCGCCAGTTGCTATCGTCTTTGGCACTTCCACGATGGCACTCATCAACGATCACCATATCAAAGAACTCAGGCTTAAATAGATCCTTATAGTTTTGTTTTCCTTCTTTCCCTATTAACTGCTGGTAAAGCGAAAAATACACCTCGTATGCCAAATGTCCACCATTTGAATCAATGTCGCTTTGGTAATCAACTTTATGGATAGTGCTTGATAGAGGTTTAAAGTCCTGTTCTATAGACTGGTCCACCAAAATATTTCGGTCTGCCAAATATAATACTTTCTTCACTAACTTAGCTTTCATAAGACGATAAACTATTTGGAAAGCCGTATATGTTTTACCCGTTCCTGTTGCCATAACAAGTAACAGACGATTTTTTCCTTGTGCAACTGCATTGACGGTACGGTTCACGGCGTTACGCTGGTAGTATCGAGGTGGAAAAATTTCTTTTCCTGTGCAGAACGGCTGATGGATAATTTTCATTTCTTCATCAGATAGACCTTTACCCTCGTTACTTTCAGAGAGGAAACGAGCATACAGCTCTTCTTTCGTAGGAAAAGCATCCATCGGGAATGAACGTTCCTTTCCAGTCAGAAAATCATATTCTTGAAATCCTTGTCCATTAGAACTAAAAGCAAAAGGAATATCCATCATTTGAGCATACTCCTTTGCTTGTTGCAATCCAAATGCAACAGTATGGTTTGCATCTTTGGCTTCTACAATAGCAATTGGGGTGGAACGACTATAATACAGTACATAGTCAGCAAACTTCGGTTTACCACGAGCCACTAAATTTCCTTTGAGGTTAATTTTACCATCCGTCAGTTTAACCTTAGTTTCCATTGTAATGTCTTCCACCGACCATCCTTTACTCATAATGGAAGGGGTAATATAGCGTAGTTTAATGTCTTCCTCGGACAAAGCCAAAATATTATCCATACGCAACTTCGGAAAAATTTATATTATAGGAATATGGCACAAAGATACGATTTTTTTCGGAAAAAGTTAGTTAGTTAGCCAAAAAATTTACGGAAAAGGAGAAAAAAGTTATTTTTGAGGACATTTTGGGGTTACATCACGCCGCCGAGTGTCATGGGGAAGGTGTCGTGTTGTGGGAATTTTTCGCAGCCGATGTAGAGAGTATCGAAGGCATCGGTGCCGTCCGTTCGGTGTTCGAGGAGGTCTTCTTCCGATTCCGGTTGTTTCTCCATCGACTTGTTTTTTCGGAAGCCGTTGCGTCCGCGTTCGACACCGGCAGACTGTATGGCCAGTATTAGGTCATCGTTGTTCTGGCGGTTGAAGAACGGCATGAGACGCTGTTTGCCTGCGAAGCCCTGATTGATGAGCAGGTATTTCTCATCGTGACGCATAGGGTTTCCGAGGTACACATCATTGACTTGCCATCCGTGCCGTTCGAACTCGTGAATGACCACATAGCGGAAGTCTTGGTCATTCACGGCGTAGTTCGAGCCGAGGGCGGTGGCATCGTAATAGAATACGACCGTCTTGTTTTGGTGATGGGCGTAGTAGGCGCAGAAGTCTGCGACGAGGGCAGGGATTTTGCGCTCGAACTTCACATAGAATGATTTGAGGATGTTCAAGCGGTTGCCACTGGGTTGTCCTGCCACGATCCAGTTAATGTTTGCGTTGTAGTCCATGCCGATGCAAATGGGAGCCAAAGGGTTCACATCTTCATCGGCTCTGCTGTCGAGTTGAGAGTTGACCGTTGAGAATTGACAGTTGGCTCTAATGTTGTAATTCAGTTGCTGTGCTTCTTCGATGATGCGGTCGTATCCCAGTTCGTCCATATAGGCGAAGTTAGAAGCGTCGTATTTGTGGTATTCCTGCATTGAGGAATAGAAGCCGTCGTGACTGATTCCGATTCGTTGGCAGAGAATACTCGTTTGGAAAGTTTTGGGTGTCAGGTCGCGTTTCATCTGTCGGAGGTATTCTTCGCCCAGTAGTTGTAAATTTTCGATGGTCGAGTATTCTTTGTAATAGACGGCCACAGAGCGCATTTTATTCAGCGATTGGTCGAGCCATTTCAGGTATCCTTTGAGGTATTCCGGCACGGGTAGTTTTTTCTCCTGTAGGTCAGCGATGCGCTGCTTCGTCTGCCAGATTTTGAAGATGGTGCCTTGTATTGTTTCAATCAATTCAGGATCCATCTTTTCTCGGTAGTGCAGAAACCACGACCCTTTTTGCGTCTGGGGCATATCAGACAGCACCATCATAGAGTGGTTGAACGAGTGATGTCCGAAATACGAACGTATGCCTCCGTTTGCCGGCAGCGTTTCGTCTTTGAGTTTGTTGTAGTCGATGAATTTGGCTTCATCGATCAGGAGCCATGAGAGCGTCAGCGAGTTCGAACTGCCTGGTCTGTCTTGTGAAATAATGACAGCGCAAGAGCCGTTATAGAAAGTAATAACGTGTTCATAATCAGCAGGTTCGATGATTGGCTTCGAGAAAGACTTTGGGGGTTTTCTGCCTACCACATAGTGTATTCCATTGAGGTATCCCCACCGTTTCCATGCTGCCAATAAACCCGGAATGGTGTTGGTCAGTCCGTGTTTGAACGTCGGCACGACGATGCCTCCAGTGCTGCCAGTCATTCGTTGCATATTTCTCAGTACGAATGGCGAGGCGATGGAGTCTGTTTTCCCTGTTCGTCGTCCTGCCACGATCACAGTCGTCTTGGCACCGATGTATTGTGTCAAGAGTTGCGGACGATTGAAGTACACCCGTTTCGCGTGTAGTTTTGCTTCGATGTCCCATTGAGATAGTTGACAAGTTGACGAATTGACAAATTGACGAGTTTTTTGTTTATTCTTTTTCATCGGCTTCAGGATTAGACTCATCAAAAATTTGTTCAAACTGCAGGTCTGCTTCTTCGTATTCGATATTCAGCGTATCGGGGTGGGTGTCAGCCAGTTCTTTTGTGAGGCGTCGGATACGTTCGTCGATGTTGGGCACGGGATTGATGCCCACCACACGCGGGTCAGTCGTTGGAAAGAACGGTTGCACGACGATGAGGTGGTACGGCACCGATTGTTCGTCCTCCACGTCGATGCGGTTGTATTTGGCGTAACTCGTCGCAGCCTTCTCCATTGTCTTGGTGTCCTTTCGTTTCTTCGCCATCTGGTATGTTTCCAGTATCATTTCATTGTACCGCCATCGGTGGTAGTCGCGAGTTGCCTCTGCCAGATTGGGCAGGATTGCTTTGATGATTTTGAGGTCGGCGTATGCCGTCACCATCGAAATGCCGTACCTCTGTTTGATTTCCTCGACAAACTGACGGTCTTTCATGTCAGGGTTGGCGATGCACCACGTCACCATATCGCGCAGTCGTATGAGGTGTTCAACCTGCGTGATGGCGTACTTCTGTTCCAACTCGTCGCGGTTGGTATAGAGGTCAGAGCGGGCGATGTCGAGGATATTTGGTAATGGCATAAAAAGCGGTATACTAACTTCACTACGTTTCGTTGATAATTGGATGCACCTCGGCAATCAAGCCTTTTCAGGCTATAAGTATCAACTTAAAAGTATTTACAAGCGAGCTTGCACACTTTATGTTGTTACTTATATGGCTTTGCCATTTTGATTGCACTCGGTTTTCACAATCATTCATCATCTTCCATGCTCATGAGGTTCTTTTGTGTGTTTTCGAGTGCGAGGGGGCTACCGACGTATGCGAGTTGCATTTCTTGGTGAAGGAGTTTTACCTTAGATGCTGCTTTTCCACGATGGTAGCGTTTGCTTACGTCTGTGGTGCGGTTGGCGATGTCCATTCTTAGTTGCTCTGGGTGGATGTCGAGGATGACGGCCATATCTGAGATGGGCAGGAAAATCGAGGCGTAAGATTCGATTTGGTCGAGGGTTTGTTGGTCGTAGGACATATTTCGATTTACTATTTGACAATTTATTGGGTGGTAGGTGGTAGGTGTTGGGTGGTAGGTGGTGGGTGATGGGTGGTAGGTGTTGGGTGATGTTCGAGATTCGAGATTCGAGGAGTGTGGAGTGTGGAGTGAGGAGTGAGGAGTGAGGAGTGAGAAGTGAGGAGTGAGGAGTGAGAGGGTTATACGTTTACGTTAAGACGCTGTGCGAAGAGGTCGTTAAGGGGTACGGAGTGGTTGCGGATTAAATCTTCGATTTGCTGTTTGAGCGTGTTGAAGATTTGTTTGTCCGTCGATATGAAAGCGGACTCGTGGCGATTGCCTCGCGTCAGGTTTTGTGAGGTGATGACGGACACACATTCGCCCGCTGCTGCTTCCACGAGAAGAATTTTCGAGTGGTTGTCAGCGAGGTAAGTTCGTTGAATCACCTGTTCAATGAACGCCCATAGTTTCAGCGTTTTGTTCGTTGCCTTGTGGTCCAGTACCAGATTGAATTCCGTCACTTTTCCGCCTTTTTCGATGAAGAACAGTCGCCGCAGAAATTCCTCGGAAATGGAAAAGGAGGTCTGCCATACACGGGCAGAACCTACCTGTTCCAAAATCCATTCGAGGATGTCCGCCACCTGCACGGCATTCGAGAGGTATGCCTGAGAGGTGGTGGTGGCAAGCGGTCGCAGGAAGTCGTCGATGTTGGCAGAGCGTTTCATTGGGTGATAGGTGTTGGGTGATGGGTGTTAGGTGGGTTTCTTCTTACTTTTTTTCGTCGTGGCCGCTTTTGGTTTTTCAACGATGAAGTGGTCGTAGTTGTCCCAGTTTTCGTGCAACTTTTTGTCCAGTGCGATGAGTTCCTTGAGGAAGGGGTATCGTTCGCTGTCCGGGCAGGTCGCGTTCTCGGTCGAGAGTTTGCGCAGTTGCAGGTGGAGTTCCCTCATTCTGTGCACGATGTCGAGGTTTTCCACGTACAAGTTTTGGATTTCCTTTGGCAGTTTGTCGTGGTCGGCACGTTTTCCTGCTTTGAAGTCGGCAAATTCTTCGTCCGGCTTCACCGTTTCTTTGACGATTACATCCACCTGTTCCTGCATTTCGAGCACTTCTTGATGGGTGGTTTGCTGCAAACGGAAATTCAGGTAACGTCTGAGTCGTCCCGTGATAAATTCCGCCTTTCCTTTCGGATTGACAGAGATGTTTCGGTACATGATTTTGTTTCCAGACAGTTGCAGCAGCATCAGTGCGCCTTCTGCGTAGTCCTTTTCGGCATCGGGTGTATCGAGCCATGCCTGAAGTTTTTCTGTGAATTGTTGGTCCATTTCTCTATTTTTTTATTGAACATTGAAGATTGAATATTGAACATTGAATATTACAACTTATTATTGATTCCTGCGAAGAAGAGCAGGTTTTTCTGGTGAGGTAGCAGTGCCCGTTTCATCGCGGCGAGTGTCTGCCCAGTGGTGACGAAATCATCGAAGCAGATGATGTTTTGCTGTTTCGGTATGATATTGACCGTAAAATCAGCATTCATTCGTTGCTTGGTGTGGCACGAGCAAACATCCTCGTAGAAGGGTATTTGCAAGTTGTCCGCCATTTTCTCGGCAATTCTCGTCGCAAAATTCTTGGTCAGGTGTCGTCGTTTGGGTGTGGTGATGATGCACCAGTCGCCATTCTTCAGGTTTTCCCCGATGATGTCCGTAATGAGTGGGCACATTTGCGATACGAAGAATTCCACCATCTTATCATCACTTTTGATGTCAGTCAGTGTTCGTCCGAAGAGCGATTTCTGCCAGAGAGAAGTGAAGAAGATGCCGCTGCGTCGTGTGATTCTGATTTTCCTTGTAAAGTCGCATCTTGCCTCGATGGATTTATCCCATCCCTTTCGTTTGTGTTCAGCGAAGAGGTCATCTTTCGGCTTTTGTTGTCGTGCGGTGCTTAATTCAGAAAGCGCACGCCCGGTATCAGGGACTACTATCTCTAGGAGTATATCGTCCAAATCAATAGGCGTGCGCGTCATCAAAAAAGATGAGTGTTTAATGTATGAAAAGAAATTTAGCCACCGCTAGCCGAAACCACCCCGTCCTCGGTGGTGATTGTTCCGCCGTAGAAAGGCGCAGGGCATTCGTCCGTTGCTTCCACTGAGATGGTGGTACTGGTGGTACCAGTGTTGCCCTGTCCCAGATCCTGCGAAACGGTGGTTTTGGTAGTCCACTGCTCAGAGCCTACGACACGGAATTTTCCGTGCATATCCTCGACGATAAACACGTTATCGTTGTTATTGAGGTAGGCGGCGGCGGCAGTTGCCTCCTCCCCTACTCCGGGATGTACGGCTATGAGTTTATTGAGTTGTGTCTGCGAGGGATATTCCCCCTGAGCATCACTGGTCAGTTGCGACTTTTCAGGGATTACGTCGATGAATAGCCACTTGGCATCGGCGCGGAGCGTGAAACTTCCCTCGTAGGAAGCCACTTGCAGCCTTCCGTTCTCGTCGTGCCTAAGTGTCGGCCAGTTTACGATTTGGTACTTTGAGATGTAGTACAAGCGTCGCTTGATGCCCGGCAATTCGGGTTTGCCTTGGCACCATGCGAGAGATTTTTGGATAGAAGAGCAATCGAGCATAATTGGGTGGTGGGTGTTAGGTGTTGGGTGTTGGGTGTTAGATGTTATTTCGTGGAGTGTGGAGTGTGATTCGAGGAACGAGGGGTGAAGGGTGTTATTTCACCAACTTCACCACCATCATTCTGTGAGGGTCAATGGATTCGAACTGCACACCGAAGAACATCGTAGCGATGTACGAGAGGATGAAGGGCTCGTATTCCTTGACCATGATCGATTCCACGTCGCCCATCTGGTCGTATCCGACGAGCATATTGTTTTTCGTGGTGATATGGATGAAGGAACTGTCCGTTTTGTTGGCGAGAGGCAGCAGGATCAGTCTTCCGTTGCTACCTTCGACGGCAGTCTGTTGGTACTGCGTGTTGTACGGAATCCCTGCATGAGTCAGGAGGTAGCACTCGTTGTACTTATCCACGATTTCCTGAGAGCAGTACGCATAGAGCGTTTCTGCGCGAAGGTGAGGATTCAGTTTGAAGAGCACTTCTTTGAGAGCGTCCACAGCGTTTTCCTTTGTGATAGCCTCCGGCATCACGTAGAGGTTGCCCTTATCCGCTGCGATTGTCTTGGCGGTAATTTCCTTGTTGGTGATGGTGTCGAAGCCATCGAAGAGGTCTTTCGTGGTGTCGCCGTTAGCGTTGCGCTGTCCGTTCCAGATGGCATCATTGAGGTGCTGCGAAAGTCCCTTAGCGATCAGTGCCAGAACGTGCTTCGCCGTCGGCGTTTGCATCTGTCCGTCGCCTTTCGTTGCGCCCACAGCACCCAACAGCGTGCTCACGGCCGAGTTGGGTTCAAACTGAGCGACCACAGAGCCGAAGAAAGTTTCGAGCGTGCGGAAGTCCAGATTCAAGTTTACGTTCGTTTTCCGCTGCGGTTTGTAGGGAGCAAACTGAGCGTCACCCGTGATGGTGCCGACACTTTCCTTGTATCGGATACCCGGTCTTCCTGTCATATACTTCAGCGTTTCTTGGATGCCGATGATGGGCAGCATCAGGAGTTCTTTGCGGTATTTACGCGCCGCGTCTTGGTACTCTTGGAGAGTAAAAGTAAGTTTTCCAGCCATTTTCTTGTAAGCGTTTTTGAGAGTTATGGGATTAAGTCATAGAGCGATTTCGCCTCTTTGGTTGTATCGAGGAAATCAGCCAGAGCGTCCGGCTCATTTTTCTCGTGCTTGTCATTGACCACCTGTGCCGTCGTGTCAGCAGGCTTCTTTTTCAGTTCCTCGATTTCCGCTTTGAGCGTAGCGTTTTCAGCGGCTAAGGTGTTCTTTTCGTCTGTGAGTGACTTGATGGACTCTTTGTCCGCATTGATGGCGGTTTCGATTGCGTCCGCCTGTTCGTCCTTGAGTTGGATGCTTCCCTCGTTCACTTCGAGGTCATCACAACTGAGGATTGCGCAGATGTTTTTGAAAATCTTTTTCATGTTTTTGGGTGGATTGATGGTTTCGATATGTTCTTTGTTCGATTTGAAGAAAGAAGTCAGTGTATTCAAGAACTTCGTCATGGCAGACGTTTCGGGTGTTTCGTTCGGGATATTCGGAATTGGGATTCCCGCCGTCGCCATTGCAGCTGCGAGAGTTTCGGTCATTTTCGGTGCGTTTTCCTCTTCGTATTCCGTCAATTCATCGACGAATCCCCATGCCAGCGCCTCCTGTGCGGTGAGCCATCCGCCTGTCTTCATCAGTTCGAGCAGTTCTGCCGAGTTCTTTTTACAGCGAGTAGCGTACATCTGTGCGATGTTCGCATCCAGTTTATCGAGGTCTTTCTTCTGTTGCTCGATGTTAGCAATCAGTTGTTGAAGGTCATCGGCATTGAGGTGTCCCCATTCGAAGAACGCGATGCTGCACTTGTGTACGAGGTACATGGCCGATTGGTCGATGCTGATGCGTTTAGCACCGAGTGAAGCGATGGTAGCGGCACTTGCATTCATTCCGACAAAGTGCACGTTTACGTTGCCGTGTCGTTTGAACGCCGAGAAGATAGAAAGTGCGGTGTTCGATTTTCCTCCGAGGCTATCAATGAGGACATTCACTTCCTTATCACTGTTTTTGGAAAGGATGTAATCCACATAGTCAGCATCGAAGTCATATCCTCCGACGAAACCTTTCAGGTGCAGTTGGTATGTTTTGTTCGTGGCCATAGTCTTGATGATGTTGGCGCAAAGGTACATCATCCCTGATGGATAGGAAAAGACTGCCTACACCTGTATTTGAGGGATTTTCTTGGCTGTGAAAGAGATTTCATATTTTCTGACGAAGGGCTCTCCGTCAGGAATGCCTGTCGAGCGTGTAACCTTTATGATGGGATAAGGTAGTTCCTTCGTGCCTATGATATAGGCTTCGCCTTGAACCGTAGTGATAACAAAAGCAAGGTGCTCGTCGGTGGGCAACTCGTCAAGTGAGTAGAAAGTCAGCGATGCTTTCTCCACTTGGCTATTGTTATCGAACTGCGTTTCCATCTCGCACGAAGCGTCGCCAATCTTTCCGATGTGGTTTAGTGTGGTATAAACGCCGACAGGTATGTTTGCCAGTGCCCGTAGAGTGATGTCCGCAGGCAGATGTAAGCAATTGACGTAGTATATATGATTGATTCCGGGTAGAGCGTGTTTCATATCGGTGTGACATCAGAAATTTTTATGAATTTCTTTCGCGAAGTCGTTTAGATTTCTGGCGGTTGTTAGTCAGATAGATGTGTCGCAGTCTTTGGTAGATTTTCGCGATGGCGTCCCAACAGGAGCCGTCTTCTCTGATACCTCTTTGTTCCATAAAGAGGTAGATCAGTTCCTTTTGCTGCCTGCCGATTTTCCCGAAGTCGTGCAGGTAGTCCCAAACATCGAGGTCGAAATCATCTTTGATGCGTTCGACCATCGCCCTTTTTCCAGTTTCGGTGATGTGGTTATAGACACGCGGGTCGTGCGATTTATAATAAGGTATGCTTACCGCCACCTCCCCCTCTTGTTTTCTGAGGGGAGCGGTATCAGGTGGCAGGGGAACAGTGGCACGTTTGAGCATTTTGCTCTCGATGGAGCCACGAATCAGTTTCACCGGCTCGCCACCTCCGTGTCTGTGGATGAACCATTGCCGTAGGTACGACGGCATTTTCAGGTATATACAATAGTCGCTCATGGTGCAAAGGTACACGTTTTATGGTTGCTGTGAAAAGAAATTTTTATTCGTTAAGAAAGTTAGGTAGGTAAGCAAAAAATAATCTTATTCGTATTTTTAGCCATCTTGTCATAAAAATAAACTTGGATGTTTTGTCTTGTCTTCAATTTTTCGTAATTTTGCAGAAAAATTGTTGGATTATGGCAAGATTGACTCTAAATGATATTGAAAAACTTATCTCAGACGATGAGAGTCGCTACCTGGAATTGAAGGAAACAACAGGGGAAATCGTAAAAGGGATGTGCTCTGGCTGTGCTTTCCTCAATTCTAATGGAGGATGGCTATTCTTCGGAGTCACCAATAAGTTGAAAATTGTTGGGCAACAAGTGACTGACAGTACAAAACGTGAGATTGCGAATCATTTGAAGAAGTTCGAGCCTGCCATCAATATCGCTGTACAATATATTGAGATTCCTAATAAGGCACACTTCTATGTGATTGCCATTCACTTCGATCACAAAGAATTTACTCAGTCCCCATATACATACGACGGGAGGGCATATTACAAGTTGGAAAGCACAACGACTCTTATGCCCAGAGAGATGTACAACGAAAAACTACGGAAGATGTACCCCAGCCACTACAGTTGGGAGAAACTTCCTGCAAAGAATGTCGCGATTGAGGATTTGGACGAAGAGCAGATGGTAAGAACCATCCAAGATGGTGTGAACAAAGGGCGCATTCCGGCATTGGCAATACGAAACCTTACCCCAATGGATATCCTTTCTAGTTTAGATCTTTCTGAAGCTGGATCCATTTGCAATTCTGCTGTCGTTCTGTTTGGGAAACATCCCAGAAAAACTTTCGTGCAATGTTGCCTTCGTTTAGCCCGCTTTGAAGGAGTCACCGTTGATGAATTCCGAGATCAGAAAGTTTGTGAAGGAAATCTTTTCGACCAACTCGATGAAGCTATGACTTTCTGTCAAAAGCACATGTTTCTTGCAGGCAGTATGGATACATTGGAACGGATTGACACACTCACCGTACCTTATAGAGCATTACGTGAAGCCATCATCAATCTTCTGTGCCATCGTTCTTGGGAAAGGAGTGAGGCCACACCGAGCATAGCCATTTTCGATGACAGGATAGAATTAGATAATCCAGGAAGTTTCCCCATGGGCTACACATGGGAATACTTTTCAGAAAAGAACAGGTCCTTACCACACAATCCAGACATCGCACAAGTATTCTACAAACGTGGTTTGTTAGAGTCATGGGGACGCGGCATACAGCTTATTATCAAGGAGTGTAAAGATGCAGGTATGCCTGAGCCCACATTTACCGTTGACCATTCCTTTGTTACTTTGACAATTAGATTTAAGAGCGCATTAGCGCCACGTGGCGTAAATAATGGCGTAAATAATGGCGTAAATAATGGCGTAGAAAAATTAGGTGACAATTATTTATCAATTTATGATTTCATCAAAAAGGATAAAGCCATTACGACTAAAGAACTATCTGACACTTTAGGAATTCCATTTAGAACCGTGCAACGCATACTGACGAAACTACGTACCGAAGGATATATAAAACGAGAAGGTACCAAGAATGGCACATGGAAAATCCTTCAATAAAAAAGGCTCTCCGAAGAGAGCCCTTTTGTGTGTGCTGATTTTCAGCGATAGAATACGTAGCCATCGCAGAAAGTGTAATCACCGATGAACAAATCTCGTGCGTATGCTTCATAATCGAAATAATGAGCGAGGATTCCATGTTGTTCGAGATTATAGCATTCGCTGACGATGTGCTCGGCGAAATCTTCTTTTGAATCCCACTTGCCCATATATTTTTCCTTGAAATCATCTATATCATCATCGCCTGTGGCATCGACGAAAGCCTCGTAAGCCTCCTTGTTATCCAAGTCAGCGTATTCCATGATTTTGTCGAACGTGCTTTCATCCATACAACTTTCCGAATACCATTTATTCGGGAAGTATTGGAAATCTTGAAACATCAGTTCGGGATCCTCTTCATCGGCGTGCAACTTGTGGCACACATCGATGAACGTGTCATAATCACCGCACGCAGTCAAATCTATCCATGCGCCGTAGATACTACCTTCATTGTATTTGCGGTATGTACCACAATACACTGAGGGATTTTCATTGTCCCAATCAAGAATGTACTCCTTGATTTCATTCTTACCTGCCATCCTCTTGAGGCGATTAACCTTCTCCTCTTTTGTGAGGCTGTCTAACACTGCTGAAAAATTCTTGTCTTGCATAACTGTTAAGATTTTAATTGTTTGACATTTTGCGCCGAGGCGCTTTTGAAATTTTTACGCTGCAATACGGAGCAGGCAAGGAGAAGGAATGTAAATGCAAGGGAAGACCGAAAAAGTTTCAACCCTTTGGGCTTCAGAGAATTTGGTTTCCGGCGCAACTGCACCCCAAAATCTTTGAAAAATTTTCGAGTCATAGCGGTGGCGGTGCCCTTGCAGCATGACGCTTGCGCTATCTTTGCAAAGGAAAAATGAAAAGAGCAGCATCGGGATTGAGCAATCTATGTCGAACCATAGAAATCAGTGATGGAAGCCACAAGACACAGCAGTTCGGCAGTCAGAAAGCGGAGAAGGAATCAATCATGGCAGGAGAGGAATCCGTACATTCGATTGGTGCAAGTCTTTGGAAATAGGTAGTACGGTGCTGATAGATGCGTTCGGGATTGAATCGCTGACGATCACATGCAGGCGTCGAGAATAGCAGTCGTCGAGCCATCGGGCAGATGTCCATTTTTGTGAAATATGGCAAGTGGAGAAAGAAGAAGATTTTGCATTCGTCTGAGCCGAATCTGTCCGAAAAAACTGTAATTTTGTAACGGTGTATCTCTGATGGCGTAAGTCACTGAAAATCAGCCACAATTCGATGTAACAAAAGCCTTGTTACAAAAATTTCGGCTCCAAAAGATTTGTAACAACACGCTTGATTTGTAAAAATTTGTAAAAATTCCGTGTTGGAAATTTTGTTCCGTTACAAACTTAAAAATTTTGTAACAAGTTTGTAACGCATTTTGTAACGGCAAAAAATCTCTCGGAACACTTTTATTTACTGATGTTTTAAGATTTCGACAAACATCTGTTACAAAGTTACAAAATTTTGGTACAAAACCAGTGAGGGGGAGTTGGGGGAAGTCACTGGTTTGGGCAGATGTAAAAAAAATCGCTGACGGCAGCATGAGAACTGTCATCAGCGACACACATCAATTGAACATATTGAAATTACCGTTTTCGGTCAGTCGAAAGGTCTATCATCGTCAGGGTCGAAGAGAGGGAAGTTAGGCTTTTTATGCACCATATAAATCATTTCAACGGGGTTTGCTCCGGGTGCTGCGCCTTCTTCTCTTCTGATGATTCGCCCTGCACTGTTTTGGTAGTCCTTTGGATTCATTTCTGCAATCCAAGGGCACAGTTCCACGAAAGAACGGAGTTTCTTCGTGAATCCCTGCATGGTCAGTTTGTTGCTTCCCGACGACATTTTATAATCAGACAGTGCTTTATCTCGAACGATGAAGGTATCCAGTCTGCCACTTTCTTCGCTGAAGTATCCATTAGCCCAGTCCTCAAAGTTTGCTCCCATATCCGCCTTGTATTTTCGGTGGATGATGTTCGCCATCGGCGGAAGTAGTTTGATTGGTTCGTGACAAACGGATAGATAGAACTTGACGCATTGCAAGATGCAGTTCAAGTCCGCGTTCCATTCTTGTGGGGAGTATGTTTTGGTAAAGAGGTCTTTCCCGAAATCATCCCGGATGGAGCGCGTTTCCAGATAGTCGTTGTCTTCCGTCCGCTGATGGTAGTAGTCAGAAAAAACCATATAGAGCAGGCGAGCCTCCGATGAAGGGTCGAAGTCAGCCGGCACATAGTTCGTCGTAAATGCGATTTTCGGCGACTGTTCAAAAGGTATGGTAAACGATTTATTGTTTTTGGGGTTGACGGTCATATCACTGGTGATGTTGTCATAGAACAAGCCTGTGTTCAAGTATCGGTCGCAATCGTCGAGCAAGAGCATTTCAGTATAAGGTGTGATTTGGTCGAACACGTGAGGGTTATCCATCAGTTTTGGATTGCGCCCGGACAATTTGACCGTTTTCATCAACATCGAGAGGATATGAAAGAAGAACGATTTACCACTTCTACCGTTACATTCATTATCCTCGCCGATCTTGTTATCCATAGCCATTGGCGCCCATGCCCTTGACGGCGACTTATAGCGATGCAGCATGTATCCCATCGAAAAGATTTTGTTAATGAGGGTCTGCTGCTGTTCGTCTTTCTCTTCATCGGTCAGTCCTTCGCCTGCGATGTCGAACTGATGTGCTGCTCGATAGGCAGCCCTTTCTTCGGCAGATTCGAAGCGTGTTTCCATTTCTTTGCGCCAATAGATTCGGCTGCTATTGATAAGGTAGCCCAGAATGTTTGAGCCTACCTTGTGAATCTCAATCGAGAAGTGATATTGCCCCTCTTCATCCTTCACTTTATGGATGGTGAAGAACGGGTCGAGTAAGGAAAAGTCGTGGTCGATGATGTTGTCTTCCCATACAAAGTTTTGGAATTTGAATTCCTGTTTTTTGATAACTTTGAGTTCTAAGGGTGTGGCATTGACGCACACGTTTGGGAAGAAGAACATCTGCGTGTTAGGCGTGTACGATGTAAAGTCCAGTGCGATTTCGTCGATGGCCTCCAACAGCGTTCCGCCTAATTTGGGTGTGTCCAGTACGAGATTGAGCACGTCCAAGTCGCGTACTTCCGTCATCACCCATTTGCGTACAAACTCCCGAATATCTTTCGGGGTAACGTTTCGCACATTATATCCATCGACTTTGACGAACATCACTTCCTTTTGGTTGTTTTCATCATGCAGTGCAAAATATCCATTGAGTCGCAAGAAATGGTGTAGGCAAGCCGTATCGATGGAGCGTTTCACCTCTCCCGTTTTCATGTTTGTTCGCAGTTTCCAGAATTTAGCCGGCATCGCCATTTGGAAGAGTTCTTTAAATTCCCGTTTCTTCGGTCGCAGTTCCATCCAGTCGCGTAGGTCTTTTCGTGGTTTCCCTCTGTTATCCCTATATTTCGACAACCATTCAGGCAGCCAAACCGTTCTGATGTCCGTGAATTTCAGAGCCAGTTCCCTACCCTTTCTGACGCCCGTATCATCTATATCAGGAATGTTGTAAAGTACCTCCACGTGTTTCATGATTTCCCGAACTTCCTCTTCACTGAGATGGTAACCTTCGGAATTAAACCACAGGGGCATATACCCTAATGAACGACAGCATAAGGCATCACGCTCCCCTGAGCAAATAAAGGCTTCAGGAAGTTTTTTTGGTTCGTAGGGGTCATCGTCTGTATGCGTTCGCTCCCATTCCTTCTGTTCCGTCGCATTCATTTCATTCTGTGCTTGTATGAGTTCCTTGAAACCATTGATGTACCTTTCGGGTTTTACTCCGGCAGGGAAATACTGGAAACGATAGCCCTTATCAGGGTTTAGCGGCTCATAAACCTTATAGAACTTGACTTCCTCCTGTTCGGCCTGTGCCTCCTTGACGACGCACTCCCGCATGAAAATCGGATAGTTTTCATTGGCATACCGAATTTTTGTTTTGCGGTCTTTGGTGTAACTGATCCACTTGACGCTGTGCCAATGGAGTGCTTCGACGTGTTCCTGCCTTACATTCGGTCCCAATATTTTCAGTTCCGCCTCGGAAAACTCCTTCGTTTCAAAATTTCGGTGGCCGTCCGGCTCATCAGCCTTTGCGGTTCGTTCTGTGAAGTCTGCTTTATTGACGTTTCGGTTCAATTCGTCTGATACGTTGAACTGTGCAGCCAGTCTGAGAATCGCCTCATTAAAGCGGTCTTGCGAAAGATGTTGGTCGTCCATAAACAGTTGTATGGCAGACCGCCAGCCGTCGCCTCCGAAATCAGTCACGCCCCAAATCTCGCCGTATTTATCTGTTCTGCGTTGGTATAGGCAGGCAGAGGGGGTATGCTCATCGCGCACCTTGAACTTTTTTCCTTTCACGCCGACGCAATCCTGCGCCTGCGGATAGAGCCATAGAATGATGTCAAGTCCATTGTGCGTGGCTTGATAAATTCTCTCAACGCTAATCATGGCTCATCGGAAAAATTCAAGTCGCACAAAGGTTCTGATTCAAACGTGTCGTTGTTCACGCAAATGTAGTTTTCACCACCCCCTATAATATAATAAGGTGTATCACGATTGATTTCCGTGAATCGTTTCGGGTTGACGAAACAACGACCGCCTTTGTCAAACACGACAAGGCAATATTCTTTTACTCCATTGTTGGGGTGTCCTATCACTTCATCGACGCAGACAAACCATTTTACGTGTTTGCCCTTATCGAGAATGAGGTGGATAGGCTGCAGTCCTCTTTCAAGGATTTTCTTCTCAAAAATTTCAATATTCAT